ACGATGCTACTAATTTTTACCAATTTTCCCCATTTTTAACTCCCCTGTTAAATTTTTTTTAATTTTTTTCTAGTGTTTTAGACTATTTTTATAATAAGATGGATATTCATAACTGTTTTTGTTGCTTTTTCTTTAAAAATATGCTACAATAATAAGATAGATGTCGCAAACGCGGCGACAGAGCAGGCCCAAGCCTGCAATGCCGCACAAGCGACAATAGTAATAACTAATAAAAGGAAAAGCCTTAAGGCTTTTCCTTTAATATACTAATACAAATAACGAATGCGCAATAGAATTTGCGCATACTGACAGTGATGCGCATTCTGCGCATACTGATTGTTGCGCGAAAACGCGCATACTTACGTGTTAGAAAAATTAAATGTTGTCTGACAGTTTACATAAACAGAGAAAGTACAGCCCTCCTAAAAGGGCTGTTACAGCTAAAGGTCAACAGTTCAGTGACCTACAGAAAACAGAGCTTGTTAAGCTCTGGTTAGTCACTGGCAACCTTACTCAAGCTGCTGTTGCCCTTGGAATTGGTCATGAAACAGCTAAACGTTGGAAAGCGTCGGCTTGGTGGAAAGAATTAGCCGACGATCTACGTGCGGAGAGCCATTTAAAGCTCTCCGGTAAGCTAAAAGCTATTGTTGAGAAATCATTGGCGATCACTGAGGATCGCCTAGAACGTGGTGATTTTGTTGTTAATCCTAAAACCGGCGAAGTGACTCGCCGGCAGGTAAGTTTGAAAGACGCTCACCGCGTAGCGGTGGATCTAATGGACCGGCATCTAAAGCTTGATGCTAAGCCGGTCGAAGAAGAAGAGAATAAAAAGGTTCTAGATCGTCTAGAACAACTAAAACAGACGTTTGAACGGTTTGCTGGCAAAAAGCCAGCCGTCGTTGAAGTTACTGATGTGTATTTTGCAAAGGAAATTACGAATGCCGTTCATGACAAACGGGAAGAGAGATTACAGGAAGGAGAAGGCGTGGGAGTATCGCCACGACAACGGTCAGAGGCTGAAGGACAGGGCGGATCGCCACGCAGCCAGACGATTGGTGGAGAAGTCGACAGGGAATTTGCCGTCGAATAAGCATGTAGACCACAAACAAGCTCTGACCTCTGGGGGTACAGGGCGTTCTAAGTCAAATCTTCGTGTAGTTTCAGCCACTGAAAATTTGCATAAAGAAGCACTAAGAAAAAAACAGAATGCCAAAAGGCGTAAGTGAAAAACGATATCAAATTACTTGTCAACAGTGTGGTAATACACACAATGCCAAACAGCCATACACAAAATTCTGCAGTAACTCTTGCAAATGTAAATTTTATTGGCCAAAAACAAGAATAAAAGCAAAAGAATATCTACTCAAAAAGAAATATGGATTGTCTTTGGAAGACTACACGGCAATGCCACAAAAATGTGAGGCTTGTGGAAATCCAGAAAATCTATGTGTAGATCACAACCACAAAACAGGTGCGGTTAGAGGAATCCTTTGCACTCAGTGTAATACCAGCCTTGGATTGCTAAAAGAAGATGAGCAACGTCTTTTGAACCTCCTCTTATATCTAAAACAAAAACAGAATGCAGTTAACAGCCGAATTGATTGAGGGGTTTGTTAGCTCTGTACTTATCAAAAGGTTTGATGATGCAGCAGGAATTCCTCAGTTTCACAAAGAACTATGGGGATATGCTTGCGCAGATGACAAATGTGTGGCTATTGCAGCCCCACGTGGACATGCAAAGTCGACTGCCGGAACACTGGCTTACGCCCTGGCAGCGATTCTATTCCGCGCAAATCGCTTTGTGGTTATCGTGTCTGACACGGAGTCACAAGCAGCAATGTTCCTGGGAAACCTGAAACAGGAGCTAGCAGATAATGAGACGTTAGCAGATCTGTTTCTGCTAACAAAAGATGAGAAAGGTGTGGTTTTTGCCAAAGAGACAGAAACTGATCTTATCGTGACTTTTCAGGATGGTCACAAATGTCGTGTTATCGCCAAAGGCGCGGAGCAAAAGCTCCGTGGTATGAACTGGGATGGTACGCGGCCTGATTTGATTATTTGTGATGATCTTGAGAACGACGAGCTTGTGATGAACAAAGAGCGTCGTGAAAAACTGCGCAGATGGTTTTTTGGTGCCTTGTTACCGGCACTGTCACCCAAAGGACGCATTCGCGTTTGGGGAACCATCCTTCATAGCGATTCCTTGCTGGAATCGTTCATGCCAAAAGAAAACGACAAAGCAGTTGTTGAGGTTGGTCTCAAGATGTTTAGTCGTATCAAGCGCGGTATGTGGCTCTCCGCCAAGTACCGCGCGCATGATGGGGAATTCAAAGAACTACTTTGGCCGGAGCGGTTTTCCAAAGAGTTCTTTATGGAAAAGCAGAAAGAATTCACCCAGCAAGGTATTTCTGATGTGTACTCACAGGAGTACCTGAATCGTCCGATTGACGATTCTGTAGCGTACTTCAAGAAGAGAGACTTCCTCTCAATGTCAGAGGAGGACCTAGCTAAACCCATGGTCTACTACATCACTGGTGACCTGGCTATTTCTGAAAAAGAGAAAGCTGACTATACAGTGTTCGTTGTGGGTGGTGTGGATGAAGATCGTAGACTCCACGTCATTAACGTAGTTAAAGAACGCATGGATGGCCGGGAGATCGTTGATACGATCCTAGCTCTTCACCGGACATACGAACCGGAGGCAATTGGGCTGGAAGAGATGCAAATCTCCAAAGCCATTGGGCCATTCCTCCGGGAAGAAATGATTGCTCAGAACACGTTCCCTAACATGGTGCCAATGAAGCACATGAACAAGGACAAGTTATCTAGGGCACGATCAATCCAAGCTCGTGTGCGAGCACGTACCGTAAAGTTTGACAAAGAAGCAGACTGGTACACATCCTTTGAGGATGAACTACTAAAATTCCCTCGTTCTGCGAGGGATGACCAAGTGGATGCATTTGCTTATCTTGGGTTGTTACTGGACAAGATTGTGGCTGCTCCAACACGAGAAGAAATAGACGAAGAGGAATATGATTCCGAATACAATGAGTCAGGGCTCGCCTATGCAGGCCGGTCAATCGTCACGGGTTATTAATAGCCCCGATGTCACTAGCGGCATGTCTCTAGATGGCATGCAGCAGCCTCAGCCACAGGCCCCTATGCCATTGCCTTCTGCTCCTCCACAAGAGCAGAAACAAGATATTCGGGCTTTCCTAGAAGCTAAGAACATCGCAGAGAAGCTAAAAGAGGACAAGCTAGAAGAGATCGGCATGCGTTGCCGTCAAGGCTTTGAGGATGATCTACAGTCCCGTAAGGACTGGGATGATTCTATGGCAGACTGGATTAAGCTAGCTACTCAGGTGCGCGAAGAGAAATCTTTCCCTTGGCCACATGCTTCTAACATCAAGTATCCCTTGATGGGGATTGCAGCAATGCAGTTCTCTGCAAGGGCCTATCCTACACTTGTTCCTGCTGACGGACGGATTGTTAAGTCTCGCGTAATGGGCAAAGACCCAACTGGTGAAAAGAACCAGAAAGGCCGCCGCATTGCTGAGTATATGTCTTGGCAATTGTCATACCAGATGGAGGAGTGGGAGGAAGAGATGGACCAACTCTTGATGAGTTTGCCCATCACTGGCAACGCCTACAAGAAAACTTTCTACGATCCTACTGTAGAGCGTCCACGCTCTATTGTAATCCCTGTAGAACGCTTGATTGTCAATTACTGGGCTAAGACCCTGGAGACCGCAGAGCGGATCTCTGAGATCATTTATCTGTATCCACGGGAAGTAAAGAACCGCCAACGGGCGGGCTTCTTCCTAGATGATGTTGATCTCAGTCCACCACAAGGACCAGATCCAAAAGAGAACGACAATAGTGGTATGCCATTCTCCGGCGATCAGAAGAAAGTGGTGCCATATGAGATCATTGAGCAGCACTGTTACCTCGATCTAGATGAGGATGAATATGAAGAGCCATACATCGTTACGTTTGAGCGGCGCTCTGGTAAAGTATTACGCATTACAGCACGTTTTGACTCTAGTGATATTCGCGAGGATGATAAAGAAAAAGTTGTTTTCATCAAACCTCTTCAGTACTATACAAAATTTGGCTTTATCCCTTCGCCAGATGGATCTTTCTATGATCTTGGCTTTGGGCACTTACTTGGTCCTTTAAATGAGTCAATTAACACGATTGTTAATCAACTAGTGGATGCAGGTACCATCAATAACCTGCAAGGCGGTTTCATTGGTAAAGGACTACGGGTTAGGGGGGGAGACTACAAGTTTAGTCCGGGTGAATGGAAGTGGGTTAATGCTACTGTGGATGATCTGAAAAAGCAGATTCTACCACTGCCCACCAAAGAGCCGTCACAAACTCTTATGAAGTTACTAGAATTCCTTGTCACGGCCGGCAAGGAACTAGCATCAGTTGCTGAGATCTTCGTTGGCAAAATGCCAGGACAGAACACTCCTGCTACTACCACAATGGCTAGTATCGAGCAGGGTATGAAGGTGTTCACAGCGATCTATAAGCGAGTCTATCGCTCCTTGGACAAAGAGTTCAAGAAGCTGTTTAGCCTAAACAAGACTTATCTAGATCCACAGACATATGTCGCAGTGCTCGATGATGTGTCTATCAATCCAGAGGATTTCGACAACTCGCTGTACGATATCTGCCCTTCCGCAGATCCTACAGCAACTTCTCAGTCCGAGCGACTGATGAAGTCCCAAGCTCTACTAGAAATGCTGCCAATGGGGGTCCTAGACCCAATCAAGGTCACTATGCGTGTCCTAGATGCCCAAGAGCAGCCAAACTGGCAAGAGCTTATTCCAGGACTTGCTGAAACTGGACAGGCACAGATTCCACAGAAGCAAGATCCAAAACTCATGGAAATGCAGTTCAAGTCGCAAATTGAGCAACAGAAAGCTCAAATCCAAGCTGCTCAAGCAGAGCACAAAGCACAACTTGAACAACGCTCACAAGAGTTCAAGCTGCAAATGGAAGCAGCACTTAATGCACAAGAGATGCGCCATAAAGAAGAAATGGCCAAACTTGATGCTAATATCAAACTTCATAGTCAAGCAATCTTTGCTGCTGAAGCTCAACAGAAGATGAATCAGCAAGCAATGGGTGGCGCACAAGAAATTGTTCATAAGGAACAGCAGCACCAGCAAGGCATGAAGCAGGGGCAAGAAGCTCACACATCCAAGCTTAAACAATCCGAGGAGATTGCAAAATCGAAGGCGAAATTACAAAGCAAGACTTCACAGACTGGCTCCAAAGCGAAGTCACGCAACACATCTTCACGCAAGTAAAGAATCGCTGTAAAGCGATTGAATTCACCCTAGCAAATACTAGGGAACCTGATGTTAACACAGAACAATGGCTGAGGGGCCAATGGTTTGCTTACAAAGAGCTTCTCTCCATTACATTTGAGGAGGCTCTAGATGGCTAAACCAGTTGGTTATCGACTTACAGTAAAACCTGATGATCTAGAAGATTTTGATCCGGTGTTTGCAGCAGCTAAAAAGGCAGGGATTGATATCCCCAAGCAGCACAAAGACCGGGAAGAATCGATCGTAGACACTGGTACAGTTCTTGAAATTGGTTCAGATTGTTGGGCTGAATTTAAAGAACCATGGTGTAAAGTTGGTGACAAGGTTGCTTATGCCAAATATGCTGGCAAAGCAATCAAACAAAAAGATGGCAGCAAGCTGCTTGTTCTTAACGATGAAGATGTTTGTGCAGTACTAGGAGAGACAGATGAGTGAAGAAACTCAAGTTGTAGACAACCAACCAGCAGGTAATACCCCAGAACCAAACCCAGTCGAGCAGCAAGCTCGTGAAATGGGTTGGCGGCCACAAGATGAGTATGATGGTGATCCAGCTAAATGGGTCTCAGCAGAAACATTTGTGTCTCGGGCACCTCTGTTTGAAAAGATTGATACACTATCGCGACAAATTAAGGCTCGTGATAAGGACATTGAAGTCCTCAAGAGCCACTACAAAAATGTCGCTGAAGCTGAATATAAGCGTGCTCTTGCCACGCTGCGCGCTGAAAAACGTGCAAAGCTAGAAGAAGGTGATTTTGCAGCCGCTGATGAACTCGACGAGAAAATCGACGAGCTTAAAGACAGCGCAAAACAAGCTCCTCCTCCGCAACCTCAACCAGCAGAACAGCATCCTGTATTTGTTGAGTGGACTAAAACCAATTCATGGTATACCACTGATGAAGAAATGCGCGACACTGCTGATGCAATTGGTGTTAAGTATGCTAAACGCAATCTACCGCCAGATGAAGTACTGCGGCGAGTGACTGAGGATGTAAAGAAATTGTACCCTGATAAATTTAGGAATCCAAACAAGGATCGGGCAAGTGCCGTTGAAACCAAAGCTGGGGTTACCAAACCAGCAAAAGCTAACGATGATTTTGATCTTACTCCCGATGAGAACAAGGTGATGAACCAACTCATCAGGCTGGGAGTTGTAACAAAAGAACAATACATCGCTGACCTTAAAAAAGTACGAGGATAAAATGGAAGAAAAAATCCAAAAGCAATCGCGAGTGCGAGCCAAACGAATTCCCGTAGGGACTAGGAATCGACTAGAGGTAGTCAACAAGCAACCCGGTTTTCATTACCGTGTTGTTAATGATGTCGGCGCTCGTGTACAACAGTTCATGGATGCTGGTTATGAGATTGTTCCAACGACAGAAGCTTATGTGGCTCTGACCCGTGTGGATCAAGTCTCACCTGAAGGTACTGCCAATGCTCTTGCAGTTGGTGGTGGCCAACGGGGTTTCCTCATGAAGATCCCCAAGGATTTTTATGATGAAGATCAAAAAGCCAAGCAACAGATTATTGAACAACGGGAAGCTGCCATCAGAAAACCTGAAATTGATGGCGCTTATGGAGATATTAAACTTTCCTCAAAGGTTGAATAGCTTTCTCCGAGGCGCACAAACTAAATAAGGAGATAAAATGGCTAACGTAGCTCGTGTTAATGGTCTACGGCCTGTTCGCTACTTCAGTGGCGCCATGTACAATGGTATGGCTAACTGGTATGCGGTTCGTGCTGCTGATGGTACCGCGCTGGCAATCGGCGATGTTGTAAAACTCGACGGTGGTGCGGATGCTCAAGGTGTTGCCTCGGTAACCCGGATGGCTGATGGTTCGGCGGATGCACCTCACGGTGTAGTTGTCGGCATTCAAGTTGATCCAACTAATCTAAATACCCCACAATACCGTGCAGCTTCAACTCTGCGTTACGTACAGGTATGTGATGATCCTAACGTTGTGTTTGAAGCAAACTGCTCAGGCACTGCCTCCTATGCCGCTGACCCTGGTCTAAATGTAGGTATTGCACTAGGTTCTGGCGTATCAACCACGACTGGTAATAGCTCAATGCAAGTTGACCTTTCTACGAAAGCAACTACAAGCACACTACCATTCAAAATTATCGGTTACTCACAGAAACAAGATATGGATTATTCTGATACTTCTAATGCAAAAGTACTAGTCATCATGAATAACACTGATCGTGTTGCTGGCGTAACTGGGGTCTAATAGGAGGCTATTATGGCAGGAATTATTACTACTAGTTCGTTTGCGAAAGCCCTATGGCCCGGTGTTAATGCTTGGTACGGTAAGGCGTATAATGAATATCCAGTAGAGTGGGACAATCTCTTCGAGAAGAACACCTCACGGCGTGCTTTTGAAGAGGATGTTGGTGTCACTTCTTTCGGTCTGGCAACTGTCAAGACTGAGGGTGGTGGTATCAGCTACGATACTGAGCGGCAGGGTTTCACAACTCGTTATGTGCACGTCGTATACGGCATGGGTTTCGTGATTACTCGCGAAGCTTTTGACGACGATCTGTACGACGTTGTTGGTCAGCGTAAAGCTCAAGGTCTAGCCTTCAGTATGCGTCAGACTAAAGAGGTCATCGGTGCAAACGTCTATAACCGTGCTTTCAACAGTTCATACACTGGCGGCGATGGTGTTTCACTAATCAACGCATCGCATCCTAACATCACTGGTGGTACTTGGTCTAACCAAATTTCCACTGCATCTGATCTGTCAGAAGCTGCTCTTGAGCAAGCTTTCATCGACATTTCGCTGCTAAAGAATGATCGTGGTCTACAGATCGCTCTGCGGCCTGAAAAACTGGTTATTCCTCCACAGCTAGAATTTGAAGCAGCTCGTATTCTGAAAACAGAAGGTCGAGTTGGTACAGATCTGAACGATGTGAACGCACTGAAAACCCTTGGTAAGTTCAGTGGTGGTGTTGTAATTAACCACTACCTGACCGATACCGATGCATGGTTCATTCGTACCAATGCTCCTCATGGCATGAAGTACTTTGAACGGCGTGGTGATGAGTTCAACATGGACAATGACTTCGATACCGAGAACGCAAAGTTCAAGGCTACCGCCCGTTATTCGTTCGGCTGGACTGATCCTCGCGGCCTGTATGGCAGTGCTGGTGCCTAATAAATAAACCCCCTCCACAAGAGGGGGGTTTTTAAGGAGAAGTAAATGGGTATCAAAGCGGTTGAACTAGCACCGTTTCAGGTAACTACGATTACTCCGCCAGCTAAAGACACCTATACCAAATATTTTCGTGTAGCTCGCACTGACACTACAGCATCTGTAAAAATGATGCTGCCGTCTAATGCGACTGTAATTGATATTTGGATGATTGGTGCAGCATCAAATGCAGGCACTACTGCTACTGTTTCAATTGGCACTTCGTCAACTTCAACAGAGTGGGTAAATGCACAAGATGTTAAATCTGCTGGCGGTCTAATTCGTCCAACATCAACGGTAAGTGCAACAAATCTTCCTAATCTAGAGGCAATCCCTCGCGGTGCGGATATTTCTGTGTATGCCAAGTATGCAGAGACTGGTACTGCCAGTTCTGCTGGTGGTCCTTACACAGTGTTTGTTCACTATATTGCGTAAAATCAAATAGGGGCTTCGGCCCCTATTCTTGTCTGCTGGTGGTTAACCGGCGAACTGGAGTGACAAATGTCAGGTAATGTATGGGTAAAATCGGGAAAGGTTCTCAACTT